AATGCGCGTGGACCATTGTGTTTGCATCGACCAGGACGCCCGCATGCTTGGCGATTGCCCAAGTGCGCATGCGAAACAGCAGCAAGTCGCCTGGCAAAGCGTCGCCGTCGACAGCCTTCATGTGCGCTGCGATACCGTCGCGCAGCACCTCGCGCGCATTGCTTTCGCCCCAGTCCAGCGAATAGGCCGGCACATTGAACGCCTCGCGACCTACCACATCGCGCCAGACGCCGCGCACCAGCCCTAGACAGTCGCAACCGACACCTTGCAGCGAGGCTTGATGATGAAACGGCGTGCCAATCCATGCGCGCGCCGATGCCACGACCTGCGCGGGATCAGCAGCTGGCATCACAAGACCCGGCCCGTGTTGCCGTTGCCCTGCGTGGCATAGCGCAGGACAGTGTCCGGGCCCGGGATATCGGGAAAGCCTCTGAAGTTCGCGGCGTTGGAGAATTTCGCAGCACAGGTCTCGATCCGCTTGTCGCAGCCCGCCGTGATGGTGAACGTGTCGCCCTCTGCGATCGCTCGAATAGGATCAGCCATCAAGGTGATGAACGCAGTTGCGCCATCAACATCGTGGCGCATGACTTCAGCCTTGCGGCCTTGATTAACTCCGCTTGTCCATTCGACCACGCCCGCAGCGAACCAGCGCACCTCATAGGCGCCCAGCGCGGTCGTGGTGAACACGCGGCCGCGAGGCACGGACGCGACTGCGCCGCTCCCACGGACAGCTGAGGACGCCAGATTGACGCGGCAGCGAGCATCGCCCAGCGCGGCGTCGCAGGTTGCCTGGTAGCTTCGCCCGACCTGCTGGTTCAGGACATGCGCCATGCTGCGTACCTCTGCCACGAAGGAGACCAGACCGCGTCTGATTTCCCCAATGGAGCCGCGGCGCATAAGCACGCGCTGGTCGGTGTCCTGCCAGTTGACGCGGAACACTTCGACCTCCGCGTTGTCCCAGCGTCCGTCGATGATGTCCGCCTCGGTGATCCGGTCAGAGGACAGCACGCCCTCCGCGTCCTGCGCATCGACAGACAGCTCGGACCCTTGGCGCAGCTCAGACGGGATCAGCCCCGCTTCACTTTCAAAGTCGGTCCCGTCGAAAGTCAGAGTGCGGTCGTGATCTGTGAAGCCGAACGCCTGTCCGTCCGCACGTGTGATGCGCCAGCACCAGGCGAGTGTGGTCGTGCCAGATGCAAAGTGCTCCTGCAGCTCGTTTGGGATGTTCTTCACTTTCGATCCTCGACTTCCTGCATCACCGTGAGCAGGCACTGGAAGGTCGCGCGCGCCTGCTGCGTTGCGTCTAGTCTGGTGCGCGCCGCTACAATCCATGCTTTCGAGGCAGCGGCATCAAGATAGGATGTGTGCAGCGACGGCAGGCCGCGCTTGGCCATCTTGGGGGCCAATACGCGGCCGCCAGAATGATGCGCGCCGTGCAGCACGTAGGCTGTGCCGGTGCAATCCTGTCCGATCAGGTCTTGCGCATAGCGCAGCGCTGCGCGGCTGGAGCGCGCTTTCGGCAGCACCGATAGATCGGCGCCAAACAGAGCGTCGCGCGCCATATGCGCTGGCAGTTCTGCGTCCACGACAGAGTGCAAGCAGCGCATGGCCCAGAGCCAATCGGCCCAGTGCTGCGGGGTGACTGCGCCGTTCACCATTGCCTGTCCCAGCGGGTGTTGCTCGCAGGCGTGGTGTAGATCGCGGGTGGCGTCAAAAAGGGTCATTGCGTCATCTCCGCGAGATATGCCGCCTCAAACAGCCCGGTGACATCGGCGTTTGTGGGGTCTTCCAGGGCCTCCAGTTGCGCGGCCACGGTGCGCTCGGCCCGAAAGCAGGCTTTGACATGCGCGCCGACCGCCTGTGCTACGGCTGTCACATGGTCCGTGCTCAGGTCCGCCCATCCGCTGTCGAGCTTGTAGGTGACGGGTTCAGCAATCAGACCCATCTGCAGGGAATTGACCACGGCGGTGATCTGCGCCTGGCTTTCGCGGGTGGTCTGGATGCGCTGCCCGCCTTGCAGGTCGAGGCCTGCTGTCTCGTAGCGCCAACGATGATCAGCCAACTTTGCGACCGGATCGCGCAGGCGCAGCGTCTCGCGCCATTGTTCGACCGCGCTATCATAATCCTTGAGCAGCGCAACAATCCGGCGGTCTTGCGCGCGCTGACTTGGGTAGGTTTCCAGATACGGTAGGCCGGTCTGCATAGACTGTCCGGGTTCCAGCACGCCTTGGTGTAGCGCGTCCGGGCCATGGGCGATCCAGAATGTCCGGGTCTCGGCTGTGAAGCTTTGGGTGTTTTGAGTATCGATCATGCGGGGGTATCTCCTGCGATGGTCCAGGCGGCGCCATTGATAAGGACGGTTGCGGCTGCAAGGGGTCCGGTCCAGGTGGACGCGTCCCAGGGGGTGGTGCCGGTGCCGGTTGCTTGTGGGGTGTCGGCGGGATCAAACAGTGTCCAGTCCGGCCCGGTCTTCAGGAAATACCAGCCATCGGATTTGAGATAGATGCTGGCAGCGGCGTCGAAGAGGTAGATGCCATCGGCTTCGGTTGAATCCGCCCCGGCTACGCTCAGGCTGCGCGGCGTGGTCAGAAACGCCCTTGCTGGTGGCGCAGCGGTAAAACGCGCACCAGGCTGATAAGCAGTTGTATTGAAACGGCGCGCCTCGAAGAGCGTTGCGACATTGAGCGGCCCGCTGATACTGGCGACGCGGTTGGCCCATCCCGTCAGCAAGCGCGAATAGTTGGCCTCCGAGAAAGCGCGACCTGTCGGACTCCTCATGAAGCTGCCAAGTTCGACCCCTGCAGGGCGCAGTGGCCAGCCTGAGATATCTTGGTCGAAGGCGTGGTTGTTTCCGGCAAACATGCTGGACATGTTTTGGACACTGGCGACATTCCAAAGACCGATAGGCTGATTAAAGGGGTGGGTGCGGATGCCAGAGCCACCGATGCCGCAGGCAAACATTGATTGCATGGAGGTGACGCGGCGCACATCCCAGGCTCCGATCGTGGCAGATCCGCCATTGTTGAAACTGTGAAACTGGCTTGATCCTGCACCGACTGCGCCGAACATCGCGGTCATATCGGTGACCGATCCGACGTTCCAGGCACCAATGTCCTGATTGAAGGCCACGCGCGAGGTATTGGTCACAACGCTTGCAAACATATACGCCGTATCAGTGACCGCACTGACGTCCCAATTTCCAATGGGCTGGTTGAAGGGGCTGTTTTGAAACATGCCGCGCATTGTTCTAGCGGCTTCTGTCTGCCAATCTTCAAGCGGCTGGTTATAGTTCGCGTTGAGAAACAGGAACGACATGTCGGTAATGCTGGCGGTGCTCCAGCTCCCGACAGGGCGATTGAACGCGTGATAAATCGGGGTGGTTGCGCCAATAACAGAGGCGAACATACCAGAGATATCGGTAACGGACTCTATATTCCAGCTGCCGATATCTTGATTGAAGCGGGTGGCAATTGCGAACATGCGGCGCATGGTGGTGACGGCCGAAGTGTTCCATTGGTTCAGCGGTTGGTTGAACGCGGCACCACCTGAGGTGATCCCCGGATCGCCGAGATGCCCCATGAACCCCTCAAAATTCTGAACCGCGCGCACGTCCCAGACGTTGATCGGCTGGTTGAAGTCAGCCCCGATGGCTCCAACGTTGGCCCCAGCAGTGCAGCCGAACATCAGGCGCATGGAGGTGATACGGCTGACGTCCCAATCCGCAATAGGTTGGTTGAAGCGCACGCGGCCGTCACGGCCGCCGTAGTAATCGCCGATGGTCTGGACGAACATCTCCTCCATAGATGTGAGGCTTTTCCAATTGCCAAGGCTGAACGGGCTGTTCATCTGGCTGTCGGCGAAGGCCTGGAACACATCCGTCACCCGGCCCACGTCCCAGTTGGCGCAATTGGGACCGGTGCCATCGGAGCGATAAAACAGACGCCGCAGGGTTGTGATGTTGCGCGTGTCCATGTCGCGCAGGTCAGCGGCGCAGGCGCTTTCCTGAAACAGCTCCTCAAAGCTGGTGACGGTTTCGGGGATGTTCGGGGTGATGTAATCGAGCGCCGTCGTGGTCTGGCGGAACGCCCCGCGCAGGGATGTCAGCCCCATGGCGAAGCCGATGTTCTCGACGCGGATCAGACCAGCCTGGTCGATGGGCTGGGTGGTGCCGTACCAGTCCATCCGTCCAGTCAGGGTGACGGTGATACGCGGACCCAGGCCCTCGTCATACGTGTGCGGCTTGATCCCGGACGTCGTAAACCGCTCGCTGGTCCCATCGCCCCAATCAATGCTCACATCGAGCGGATTGTTCACGGTCCCGCCGCCGAGCGGGATATAGATGGTGCGCGCGGTGGCCAGCGCCAGATCATAGGTCAGGATCAGCGAGGCTGCACCGAGAAAGAAGCTGCGCGGGCTCGACCATGCGGAATAGATCATCGGTGCGGAGGCATTGAGCCGCCCGCCGTAGCGGCTGCGCCAGAGATAGTTTGCGGCAGGTACCAGCGGCGGGATCGGGACGGTGGTGATGGCGCCGCCGGTGTGGGTTACGGTGATCAGGGGGGCGTCGACACCAGGCGTGGCGTCGGGGGCATAGAACGCCGTCTGGGTCTCCCCGTAGCCATAGCCAAAGAGCGACGCGCTCTCGAAATCCGTCACGCGCACAGTGCCGGTGATGGCGTTCTCGCGGGTGATGGGCGTGGGGCGTGAGATCAGCTCGGGAAACGTCTGGGCATAGGGGACAGAGAAGTTCGATTGTGCGCCGCTGGTGCCAGTATAGGCCGCGCGCCAGAGCACGCGGTCGCCGGGGCCAAAGCCGTCCTCGGGAAATTCCAGCTGATAGGTATTGCCAAAGCCCGGTATGATGCGCGTCAGTGCGCCGTCAAAGTCCACGCCGTTGCTGGAAATCTCAAAAATGATGCCGGTCTGCTCAAGCCCCGCAGGCGAGCGAAACGTGGTCAGGCGCAGCTGGGTGCGCTCATCGACGCTGAAGGGCACAAGGGCCGAGGGGCGCAGGATCTCGTTGTCCTCGATGGGCACGATCCATTCCAGCCCGTTGGAATAATAGAACTGGCCGTTCTCGCCCACCACCGCCGCCCCGAAATACTGCGCCGCATCGAGCGGGATCGGGACGGGATAAATCAGGGACTGGCCGACAAAGCGGCCGCGGCCTGTGGCGTAGCGCAGGATGCTCATGGGCTGACACTTTCTTTTGGCGGGGCGGTGCGGGTTGGACAAAAGGTCATGCGACAGATCATCCAGCAGCTCATGTGATCACCGTAAAATCTTCGCGTTGATTGAGGATGAAGGAGAAATGCGCGATGGCGGCCTCGCTGGCCTCGACCTTCATCTGGAAGCGCTCGCCGGTGCGCAGGACTTGGCGGTCGAGCCCGATGGAGAGGACATCGCCCGCAGGAGCGAAGGCGCGGTCCAGCAGCAGCCAGGGTGTGTTGTCGAGCGCGAGGATCCGGATCGAGACACGCACGGCGGCCTCGGCCGTGGGGGTGATCAGCACGCCAGTCATGATGGCGGCGGTGCCGATGCTGCGGGCGGGGTTTGGGCCCTCGCTGGGGATCAGATAGTCGGGCACGTCATAGATGGTCGTCCACTCAATGCCGATTTCTGCGCGGACCACCTCGAAGAGATTGAGTGGCGGGCGCGGTGTGGTGATGGTGACCATGGGGTTCAGGCTCCGAGACCGATGATGAGAGGAAGGGCGATGTTTTGCACGCCGCGCGAGAAGGCTTGGCCTTCGATGGTGTTGCGCTCGAAATCGACCCGCAGGTCTTCGCCGAGATAGGTATCGCCGACCTCGGTGGAGAAGGTGGCGTAGATCCGGCCGCCGCCGGTCTTCAGCAGGGTGCTCGCCGGATCAGGCGCGCGTCCGGTGCCACGCTGGCTGAAAGGCAGCGCGTTGTAATTGACGCCGGAGCCTGCGTAGCTGAACTGCTGGCCGGTGGCCTCGATCACGGAGGCAAAGCCCACACGGTAATCCTGCGGGCGCGTAACCACGTCGGAAATCAGCCCGATCAGGGCGGTGATCATGGCCTGTGCCGCGTTGTTGGTGGTCCGGTCGACCAGCTCGAGGCGGACCTGCTCCCAAGTTGCGAAAAACAGCGGCACGAGGGCGACAGAAAAGGCGTAATTGGCGTTCCAGTCGAAGAGCCCTTTGGCAAAGGACTGCGCGCCGCGATCCTGGCCTGAGCGCAAATCATTGATCAGGCTGCGCAGCAGGGTGCGGGTGTCGCGCTCGGTGAAGGCCTTGTCGCGCTCCGAGAGGCCATTGAAGCCTGCAAGGGTTGGATAGCGGGTGCCCATCAGGGCGGTGATGATGGCCTCGGTCTGTACGGTGAGGGTGTTGGCGGCAGTCGTGTGCGTGGCCAGCACACCGGTGCCTGACAGCCCTTCGATCTGGACCGTGTTGCGAAACCCCGTCGCCGCGAGGGCATAGTCCCCAAAGGTGTTGTTGGAGTTGGCGACGGTGATCTGGCCGCCGTCATGGGCCCAAAGGCCGACGCGGGCCCAGTTGGTAAAGACGGAGACCAGCTGGACAAAGGCGTTGCGGGTGACGGCGTAGCCGACGCCATTGGGATTGATTGCGGTAAAGCTGTCGACCACGACCGAGCGCAGTGGTGAGGATGGGGCGAGGACCGAGCCGTCGGCCAGCAGGTTGCCACCACCGCGCGGCATCAGGGGATTGCCTGCGGCTTTGTCGATCGGCAGGGCCATCTGGTCTTGGGTGAAGCTGTGCAGCTGCGAGCAATCGGCGACATAGGGCGATCGCGTGAGCAGCTCGCCGGGCTTGAAGACGAAGGCCCAGCCCTTTTGCGGTGGCCCGCCCGCCAGGGTGTAGGGCTCATGGCGCAGATTTGCGAAGGTGAAGCCGCGGGCTTTGATGCCGTTGGACATCTGGAACATGTTGTTCACCTCCTGGCCGGGCGGCAGGCTCAGCTTGGTCACGCGCAGGTCATAGCCGTAGAGGGCGCAATTGGCGGGGATCACAGTATCTGGCGGCACCGTGTATTCGCCGGGCTGCACAATCACGATGGCCGGGACGCCGAGGGCTGCTGCGCGCGCGAGGCCCTCGGCAATGGAGGCCAGGGGCGCGGTCAGCGAAGAGCCCTCGTTGAGGTCCTTGCCGTCCATGGTGACATAGAATGTGCGCGCGACGGGTATCGAGACAAAGGGCAGCCGCTCAAGGCTGCAGACCTCGACGTCGGTGGCGTGGTTTATCCCGAACGTGCGCACCCAAGGCACGGCGTAGCGCGCGCCGATTGGGGCCACGATGCTGGAGGGGCCATCGGCTTCTGCCACGACCAAAGTGCGGACTTCGCGCCGCCCATCCGCGACAGTAAAGTTGAGGATGGTGTTCACGGTCGTGCTGGACAGCGCGGTCTTATCCGCCGCCAGCCAGTCGATGCCGCAGGCAATGGCATCATCGGAGGGATCGGGGCTGTTGGTGGCACGGCGAAACACCGCGCGAAACGCATAGCGCTCCTCGGCCTCGATCGGCACTGGCGCGACGGCTGTGACCTGCTGGCTGGAATTGAGGCGGACGACTTTGCCGTTTGCGTTTTGCGCAACAAGCCCGCCGTCGATGTCGTACAGCTGGGGCGTGTCGCCGGGGCGATGTTCAAGGGCGGTATAGGTTTGCATGGGCGAGGTCCTTAGCTGAGGCGGAGTTCCACAAGCGGGATTGAGGTGATCGAGCCGAGACGCTCGATGTCGAGGGTGACGTCCATCAGATCGCTGTCGAAGCGGACGGGGACGTCGAACTGGTAGCCAGCTGTGATGACGATGCCGGGTTCTGGCACTGCATCAAACGTGACGATCCCGGTGTCATTATCTATGCGCCAGCCATTGAACTGCTCCGCACCACCCAAAGCGACACGCACTGTGCCCGCGACGGGCTTCTCGATGCGGCGCTGATAGATATGTGGCGCGGTGCCATAGGCTTTGCTCAGCGCGAACTCTGTCGTCTCGCCATCCCCGGTGCCAATCAGCTGGTCCATCTCGGACACACCCTTTGAGGGCGCGCAGGATTTGTAATCCGCCCAATCCTTGAACCGAAACCCGTAGAGCCGCCCCAGCCGCGCCTCAAAGAAAGCGACCACCGCGTGCAGATCATCCACGCGGCGAATGCCGTAGCTGACATCGTAGCGGCGGCGCGAGGCGGACCAGGAAGCGTTGCGCTCCTCACGGCCAGAGGCGAGCTCGACGATCTGTGTGCGGCGCTGTGGCCCACCGCGCGCGCCGCGGCTGATGTTGTCGGGGAACTGCACCTCGTGAAACGCCATTACATGCCCCTCCGGCCCATGGCAACCGCGCGCGAGATATCGGCTGCGACCTGCGTGCGCGATTGCCGGAAGCTCTCGGCGTCGCGGGTCTGTATCGATATATTGACGACGGGGGCGCTTTCGCGCGGTCCACCCGCGCCGCTGTAGCTTTGGGCTTCCCGGCGGTTGAGCACCCGCTCGCCACGCTGCAGGATCGCCGGGACCTCGTCGGATTTGAGCCCGGCCCAGCCACCGTTATGTAGGCGCGGCGCGTTGGCAAAAGCCATGGCCGGGACCATGCGCGAGGGCGCAGGCCCGCCCACGATACCTCCCTGGTGGAACACACCGGCAAACATGCCGCCGAGGTTGCCGAGCGCGCCGGAGAGTGCATTGGCGATGGGTCCGAGAATAAACTTGCGCGCCCCGAGCTTCGCGAGGTCCGCAATCATCGATGTGACAAGGCCTTTGAAATCCAGCTTGCCGGTCTTCACAAAGTTGCCGATGGCGTCTTCCGCACTTTGAAATGCGCTCACGAGCACGTTGCCGATGTCCGCGCCCACATCGCGGGCTTTGTCCGCGTATTCGCTGACCGCGTTCACAATCGCCTGCCAGCCAGTGGCTGCCGCCTCGGCACCCTTGGCCGCATCAGTACCTGCCTGACGCGCTGCCCCACCCGCGCGGCCTGCCTGATCCTCGGTCTCCTCCAGCGCATTGTTGAACCGGTCCGTTGATGTCGCGGCACTTTCGAGCGCCGCCGTGCCTTCATCGCCCGCACCAGAAATGGCATCCTTCAGCGCCTGCCAAGCCGTCATGGGGCGGGACGCTGCGTCTGACAGCATGCCTGCCGCCTCTGTATAGCCCGCAGCGCGACCTCGCGCATCATCTGCCATGCCGCCAAAGAGTTCAGGCACCTGGAATGGATTGTCCGAGAAGGCGCTGTCGTAGGCCTCCCGCGCCCGCTCTCCCAAGTTGACGGCTTCGGGAACCGCAGACTTCCATTCCGAGAGGTCAGGGGCTGCGATGGCCCATTCGGGACGTCGACCACCAAGGGTCAAAACGGCGTTGACCGCCTCGGTAATGCCCGCAATGCCGGTCTCCATCACCTCGACAAGGCCATTGATCGCAAGCGCGCCAACGCGCTCGAACACATCCGGCAGCGCGCCCCAGATGGCCTGCACCGCCAAAAACGTGCCCTCGAAGGTGTTGACGGTGCTGTTTGCCCAACCGACCACCGCCGCTGTTGCATCTTGCAAACCGTCGTAAATACCAGCCTGCGCGGAGGCCCAACCAGATTCCACGCGCGCCCAAGCCGCATCCGCGCTGAGCGATATCCGGTCCCAGACCTCAACCGCCACGTCCTTGAGCAGGTCCAGCGCGTTGCCGAACCCGCCCGCGCCAGAAACCAGCCGCGTGAACTGATAGACCAGCTCGCCTGCGCCAACGATCAGAGCGCCGATGCCGGTGCGGATCAGCGCTGCGCGCAGAAAGACCAGACCGGTCACCAGCCCACTGACCGAGAAGGTCGCGGCCACAAGCCCTGCCACCCACCGGCCTGCCATCACGCCTGCGAAGGTCACGGCGTATATGGTCAGTCGGCCAATGCTCTCAAACAGACCCTGAATGGCACTTCCAAGAGGACCGGTTGTGCGCGCCATCGCCGCCAGCGCATCCGCTACTGCTTCAAGCGCGGGTGCTGCGGCCACCGCCAGCTGGTTCGAGACGCCGCGCCAGATCAGGCCTAGCCGTGAAATCGCGTCGTTGGTACGCTCGATCTGATCCGCGTCCTGCTCGGAGACCACGATGCCAAAATCATTCACATCAGCGGTGGCCTGGCGCAGCGTTGCGGTATCAATGCGCGTGAACACGAGGGCGGCGCGATCGCCAAAGAGCTGCGAGGCAACCGCCGCACGCTCTGCCTCCGGCACGAACTCCGCGAGCCGATCTTGGATCAAAGCGATGCGCTGATCGAGCGGCAGGTTTTGCAGCTCGCTGACCGAGAGCCCAAGGCGGTCGAGGGCATCGACGGCAGGACCCGCACCGGCGGCAGCCTGGCTGAGCCGCCGTGTCAGCTGCACCGTGGCCTGTTCGACATTGCCCATGGAGACGCCCGAGAGGTCAGCGGCCCGCTCCAGCACCTGCAGGCTCTCCACTGTTGTATCGAGCGACTGCGCCAGCTTGGCGGTCTCGTCAATGGTTTGCAGTCCGGAGCGGATCATCGCGGCACCGGCTGCCACCACAGCAGCACCTGCAGCGGCGGCTGCGATCGTGGCGCGGCGGGTGAAGGCAGCAAGCCGCGCGTTTGCCACATCGACCTCACGCGACAGCCGCCCGAGGCCACGGGCACCGGCGTCGCCAATGCCGGTCAGCTCCGCCTTGACCTGTCGTCCACCCACGGCGGCGAGGCGCACGAAGACGCGTTTATCGGCCATCCTGGGCTCCAATCTGTTCGTTCACGCGTTTGACCATGATAGCTTCGATCTCGGGCAGCAGTTCCATCGCCACGAGGCCGTTGATGCCAAGGGCACGCGCCATTGCGAGGGCCGCCCCCATGTCCCACCCGAGGATTGTCTGCTGCGTCGCCCGCAGCTGGCCGCCCAGCCGTCCAACCAGGTCCCAGACCTGTGCGCCCTCGAAGGTCTGGGGTTGGTTCATTTTTTGCGGGCAGTCCGGGCACGGGCCTTGGCAGGCTTCGCAGTAACGATCGCCCCCGCTGAAGTGCCAGTCAGCAAGGGCGCGGAGACGTTTTTTTCCTGATCCAACACCAGTGCTTTGGCGACGTAGCCCGCCTGGAAGGCCTCGAAGATCGGATAGATTTCGAGCAAGGCGTCGACACCTTCGGGGGTGAGGTCCAGCACTTTGCCGTCCATGTCGCCCACGCCCTCCCATTCCACCACGGCGCGCCGCCCCAGCGCTTTGGCAAAGACCAGCGCGCGGTCCTCGTTGCTAGCATTCTCGGGGAGCGCTTCGATGCTGGGATCGTTGCGGGTGGTCACCATCAGCGCCGTGGTCAGCGGGAGCAGACGCACGCGGACGCCGGGGGCGAGATCAAGCCAGCGCGGGTCGGTCGAGAGATCAAGTTTAAGCATGATCAATAGGTCTCCACGCTGTTGATGAGCGTGACCGTGCACATCCGGTCCAGGGTGGCTTCCTTGGCGGCCTGCCAATCAAACGTGGCCTGCACGCCTTGCGGCCCGCCGATCTCGACGCGCGGACGCGGGAGGTAAACGGAATGCGCGGTAAAGGTCAGGCTCTCGCCGGTGGGCAGGCTGTAGGCGAACTCAAGCGCGCAGGTCGTGCCGTTGATCGCCTGGTCCATCATCGTGGTGTCGGCAAAGCGGACTTCCATGCTGCCCGAGAGCATTGCCATGGAGGGATCAGCCCCGTCGATCTTGCCGTCGGCGCGGATCGTCTCGATGCGGTCGAGGTTGTTGCCATAGGTAATCTGGGTCGAGACCACATTGCCAAGTGCTGTGCCATCGCGCGTGATCGAGCCATTGAAGTGGCCAAACCGCTGCAGATTGATCTCGGTTGGTGTGCCTGCGCTGGTGGTGGTCGCCGGGGTCTCGCCCTGAGCAATAAGGCTGATGGAGGCGGTCAGCAGGCCGGAGCGCTGCATCTGCCAGGACAGCTGATCCACCACGCAGCCCGCGTACATCGCAAAGCGCGGCACCTCCGGCATGCCAATCTCGATGGCGAGGCTTGGAAGGGTCCAGCTGCCCGAGCGGAACTCGTGGCTGTAGGGAGCCTCCGCGCCGGTCGTGGTCGGATCGCCAAAGGTGGCCTTCAGCCAATAACCGAACGCGCGGGTATCGATCGGAACCACCACGTCGCCATCGGCGGTAAGCGCGTCCTTAATCGGCGCGAGCGGATCCCGGCCATAGCCGAGCAGCTCGGACTCGAGCAGTGGTTGCTCTGCGCCAAGCGTCGTGCTGGCGAAGGGCATCTTGAAATAACCGCTCGCGGGCGGCGTGCCGTAGACGGATTCGTAGGCGAGCGCCATCTGCGCCCGCGCTCCTTGTGCGCGTGCCATTGTGTTCTCCTCAGGTTGTGGGGTGGGTCAGGCCAGCGGGTCTGACGTTGAATAATGCAGCACGACCGAAATTACCGCCGCCTTCAGACTGGCCGCCCCCTCAACGGGCAGGTCCACCGGCTGCGGCGCTTCCGCCTCAACCCAATCGCAACGCCCGCCGAGCGTGCGGTCTGCACGGATGACAGCGCCGATCTGGGCACAAAGGGCTGCAAAGGCAGTGTCGCGGTCGTTTGTTCCTTGCAAGGGTCCCCCGGACCCTTGCATCTGCTGCGCAGACCGGGCCTCACCCTGCACGATGACTTCAAGCTCGGCGCGATGCTGGTAATGATAACTCAGCGGCGACATTGTCACCGCGGGATCGCCAGGATCACCGTCACGAAGGATTATCAGCCCCGCAGGGGAGATGCGCTCCGGCAGCACCTCGCCGCGCAGGACCGGCACATGAGGCACCGTGCGCAACAGGTCCGCCAGAGCGGTGAGGATGTGTTCGCGAGGGGTGGGCATTGGTGGGCTCCGGGTCGTATGCGACCCGAAGGTCTCAGCGTTTGCGGTCAGGTTTGGGACCTTGCAAA